ACGTAAACGAATTAACGGTAGAAGAAGCCTATATTTATTATGGTTTTGGAACTGATGAAGATGGAGAAACACGTACAACGTATTGGCTTTGCGATGTACCTAAAGGAAATAGCTTTGAAGCATGGAGAGTGTATAAAAAATAGGAGGTGGGGGTGATGTCTAAAGCAGTATTAGTTATGGATATGCCAGAATCATGTTTTGGTTGCAACTTTTTGTATTGTAACGCGGATGCAGGTATTGACAGTTGCCAGGCTATGAAAGTATCAAGAATTGTTGATTCTGAAACATACGAAAAACCAGATTGGTGTCCACTTCGGGAACTGCCGGAGAAAGCAAATCATCCTGCTTATTGTGATAATGGAAGATTTGATAAAGGCTGGAATGCCTGCTTAGATGAAATTTTGAAGTAAATCGAAAGGAGTGAGAGGTTTGCTGGCCAGCGTGAAAGAGCTCTTTACTCCGAGAAAAAAATGGAATCAGTAAAAGAAAGAATGGAGCGGATCGGAGCATATGAGAAGATTGCATCATTTATGCAGAAAGAAAAGCAGCCATATGAATATAAAAGAAAATATGCACAGATCAGAGCAGAAGAGTTCGCAAGTGAATGTGATGGAAGATTGCTCAACTACCATGTTTCGGTCGGTGGACTTGACAGTATAATCTTATACCTGTTTTTACATGAGGTATGCGGAATTGATGCACCCGGAGTCAGTGCATCTACACTGGAAGACAAGAGTATACAGAGAGTACATAAAGCTCTTGGAATTATCAATGTGCCACCGCTGAAAAGGGATGATGGTACTTATTGGACGAAACCAAAGGTCATACAGGAATTTGGATTTCCGGTCATTTCAAAGGAAGTGGCTGCCAAGATAGAATTGTTACAAAATCCGTCAGAGAAAAATAAAACTGTCCGCCATGCGATTATTACTGGGGAGACTGGAGAATATGGCGGATGGCAGAAAAACTCTAAAATGCAGCTAAAACAGAGATGGTTAAAGCTGTTCGGTGGATATGAGAATGAAAATGAAGGTTGTGATTTCCAGAAGCCAGATTTTCTCGTATCGTCCAAGTGTTGTTATTACCTTAAAGAGAAAAATTGTGATGACTGGGGAAAAGAGCATAACAGTGTGCCGTATCTGGGACTGATGGCATCCGAAGGTGGCAGACGTGCCAAGAGCCTGCGGATGAACGGATGTAATTATTTTGGAGCATCTACGATCAGATCGGCACCATTTGCAATCTTCCATAGGCAGGACATTTTAAAACTTGCACTGGAAATGGACGAACTGTGGAAAGCCGGACTGAAAGAAAAATATCATGAGAAACTTTTGAAAGAAGGAAGATTATCTCAAAGTTTTGAAATGCCAGAAAGCATTATACCGGAAATCTACGGAACGATTGAGAAAAAGCCGGATGGAACGCTTTATACAACTAAGGCACAACGTACCGGATGCAGTATGTGCGGTTTTGGAATCCACATGGAGAAACGCCCACATCGGTTTGATCTGTTGTATGAGAGCAATCCGAAAGAGTGGGATTATCTGATGTTCCATATGTGCAAGGATAAGGACGGGAATGATTATGGATGGGCGAAAGTCCTGGACTATATCGGCGTGGGATGGGATCCTACGACGATCGGGGACAACTGCAAAGGGCAGATGAGCTTGCCGTTAGATCAGATGATATAAAAAAGGTGCATGCTTTAACATGCACCAGTGCATTCCGCTATTCGGTGGAATTTCACCAACTCATCAGCAAGTTATACTTGTTAGCGGAAGTAGCAGCGTAAATCCCAATGAAAGATAAACAGTTGCAAGAAAATGAATTAAAAATTGCTGTTACAGTCTCAAGTTTTTTCATGGGTACCACCTCTTTACAGAAGGAAAAGTAAATTACAGTTACGCTGCTTAGTATTGCACTAAATACTAGGCATAATCTCATCAGGATTGATGCGCCACTTCCAATCGACACAATAGGTGTTTCGATGAAACTAATATATCATTTTAAACCGTAATAGTCAAGAAAGGAGCCGAACCTCCGGCCTGGGCAACGATATATCGGGTTCCTTAAAAAAAATGACATATAAAGAATTTTTGGAAACAAAGATTGAACTTGCGACAGAAAGCGGATTTATTGTGGATCCGGAAAAAGCAAACAGAGTATGGAATCCCCGCTTACATAACGTAGGCGGGGATTTTAAGAAATATTATTCGGTTTGTGGAGATTTACTTTTGACAAGATTAATATAATTTGGAATATTACTGCATATGAAATCAAACAATAAGTTGTATTCCAATTCAGTTAGAGTGACCTCGGTAGAATCTTTTTTTAGTACAACATCGAAAGTATCACAAAGAGGATATTCATGAAAATCTACATCGTCATACAGATATTGTAGAAGGGAAGTCATTGCGTTTATTCCATATAATACTTCATCAGAGTAAAAATTTGTTTCATCATCATCCCAACCTAACAAAAAATCAGGAGTGGTTTCGAGAGCTTTTGCTATTAATAATATTTTTGATTGAGGAAGCCCACGTCCATCATTTTCTATTTTATTAATAGACGATCTTGATCTATATCCTATTTTTTTTGCAAGTTCTTCTTGGGACATGCCGAGTTCTTCACGTTTTTTTCGAATTCTATCGCCAATTTCCATTATAATCACCTCGTAATTATATATTAGCATTGTGTAGAAAAAAATTCAACTTTTATTGGAATAAATGTTGACAATTATTAAACAAAAGAGTAACATAACAAATGTGGACAAAATGCCAACAATAAGAAAGGAGGGATGAAAAATGGTAGATACACAAAAATTATGTAAGAGAATAGATGAGTCTGGATTAAAAAAGTATTACATAGCTTCGAAGGTCGGCTTGACTACTTATGGATTACAAAAGAAAATTAATAACCAAACACAGTTTAAAGCCAATGAAATCGAAGAATTATGCATTATATTGAAAATTAAGACATTAGAAGAAAAAGAAAAAATTTTTTTTGCAAAATATGTTGGCAAAATGGAAACAAAAAAGTTGCAAAAAAAGAGTAAACACCCACCGACCAAAGTTCGTGTTTACTCAAAACAAAGAAACCCATAAACGGAATCTCTTTATTCATAATAGGAGATTCTAGCCTAAAAATCAAGGAGAATTTGAAATTATGAATCAGATTGAACAGACATTAGACAGCAGAGAAGTGGCAGAAATGGTAGGAAAACGACATGACCATTTAATAAGAGATATTAAAAAGTATATTGGTGAAATGTCCGCCCCCAACTTTGGGGAGGGAGCCGAAGCGAAAAATCACTCGGGCTCTGAGTTAGGAGAGCTGAAAATTCAGCCCACCGATTTCTTTAGAGAAAACACATACCGCGATAAGAATAAGCAAGAACGTCCGTGTTATGATATCACAAAGAAAGGGTGTGAGTTCATCGCCCATAAACTGACAGGTATTAAAGGAACAGAGTTCACGGCACGCTACATCAATCGTTTCCATGATATGGAAGATATTATTCATAATGGAATAGAACGGAAAGAAGTTAAAACAACCAGAAAGCATACAGAGAGCTTATCAGCGGTAAATAATGCAGTAAAAATCCTAACACCAATGCTTGCAGCGGCTGGGTGTGATAGTAAGATACAGCTTCTCACAGCAAAATCACTTTATGAAAAAGCAGATGTGACACTTCCGATTATGATTGAAGCGGATCAGCAGTATTTTGATACGGTACATATTGCCCGACAGGTTGGAATTTATTATCAGAGTTCTGGCAAACCAGCAGATAAGGCAGTAAATGAAATCATTCGTCGCCTTGACATTCCGCAAAGTATGTATACGGAAACTTGGGAGAGCAAGGGGAAATGGCAGGGAACTGTTAGAAAATATGCACCAGAGGTTATTACTATGGTTCGTTCATGGTATGCAGAGAATGGATATCCAAGAGATATTGAGTATGTGCAGAGTGATGGTCAGAAGAAAACATATCATGTGATTTGGCGAGAAAGCGAGGTGGCTTAGTGTGAAAGAAAGTAGAGGGCAGCCAAAAAGTGACGCACTGAAACAAGTTACCTGTAAAGGCAACTTTTAGAAAGCAATATGTAGTAATCAAAAATCAAG